GAAGTATGACCTCGCTCTCATCCTTGGTCTTAATCGGATGATCACCGGCGAAGAGTGAGAGCTTATCAATCACCGCTGTTTGCAACTCATGTATCTGCTCTCGCAGTAACTGCATTTGAATCTGCGCATCTCTGAGCCGAGCAATAAGCGCTTCTCGATCTGCGTTGGCTGCGCTCAGCTTGTCTTTGAGTTCCTCGACCTCTGAGGGGTCGCGCCCTGATGCTATAGCCATCATCGATGAGATAGAGCCTGTGATCATGCCGAGGATGCCAACCAAGACATCACGATTTTTCTCCACGATTTCAACATAAGTGAGGAAGAGGATTAGCAAGACAACGAGTATCATAAAGAAGACGCTGAACCACCACCCGCGCTTAGCTTTGATCTCACTAGTTAGCTCTCTCTCGGTCCGGTTATCTTCCATTTATCCAACTCCATAAAGCTCTGAGTATTGGGTAATGATACATCAGCCAGGGCCACATTAGCGAGATGATATAGATGAGGTTGAGGAGAGCCCAACGAGGCAGGACCCACCACACCCACTCTTTAAGCTTGCGATCTCTAGCGCGTGACTTCACCTTCTTTGGTCCTCCTAGTCGCTTGACCTTCTCACTCGATGGTGGAGGTTGCAGAGACTCGATTGATGAGCCTACTGCATATATCACTTGAGGAGCTCCAACGCCCTTGAACTTATAGAGACCGACCATGACGTATCTAGTACCTTTGGGGGTGAAGCTGTTGGTTCGACCCTTGATCATCTGGAAGGCTTCTTCAGTGAGTAGCACTTGACCGGCTTTACAGACGCTCATGGTTCGCGCCGCTATATTCTTGGCGATGCCCTCAAGCTCAACGGGCTTTGCGCCCACCATCACATCAAGCTCATGTTGAGTTACCTCAGCGACTTTACCATAATGAACACCTATGCGAGTGTTAAGGCGAATCCTAAGAGGTATGGTCTTTTGATAGTGAAGCGCAAAGTTGACCGCATTGATAGGTTCCTCAAAGCTGACTAGGAAACCGTCTGACCTATCAATCTCACGACCGTTGAAGCGATACATGAGAGAGCGAGTGAGCCTATCGTGATATTGCAACCACTCGGCAGCTTTAACCGCGCCGACCTTCTGAACGAAAGCAGTTGAGCCTATGAGGTCGAGCAATACGATTGCTAAGTATCGCTCTTTGATCCGTGGTTGCATTGCTCATTCGTCTTCGTCGTCGCAAGTACAGAGACCATGCACACAACAAACGCAATGAGCCCCACAGTCACAACTAGACTGATGACAATCATGTCGGTAGTGCTCACACTGGCATTGCACAAGCCCACACTCTGCACAGATGGTGTCTGTGTCTTCGTCAAAGTAATCCATTCAATGCTCCTTGACATAGGCGAGATCACCGAGAAGAGCGGCGCTAGATATCGGAAAATGCTTGTGAAGTATATACCTGATCGCATCAGCGATCACCTTAGTCTCAGGTTGGCTGTGAGGGTCGAGCCTCAGCTTTAGGAACTTCGCCCAGTTGTTGAGATTCCCGCTCATCCAGAACTGAGTATAAAGACTCTGAGGTAGCACCGCGCGCGCTTGCTCTCTGGCCATACCCTGCTCAATCTGAGCGTTGTATAAGTCTAAGCAGTTCCGGTGGTGTTGGTCCCATAGCTCGAGCCATCTCTCTTGATATTCGATGCTTTCATTGGTCGAGCATTGCAAGCGCTTGTCGTGTTGCTTCCGCAGCTGCTGAGGTCTCCAAAACTCAATGTGATCGGAGGTGTAACGGCGGCTCACCTCATTGTAGGAGAAGGTCCGATGACGCATGATCTGAGACCGAACAAACAGAGGACACTTGATTTGGACCGTCAAAGCGCAATGCTCAAAGGGTGAAGTGTGGTGATGGTCAGCCAAGTATTGAATCAGCTGAGCGTCTCGGTCTGTCATCTGAAGCCGAGACGATGAACTAAGTTGATACAGGCTCACCCTCGCCGAGTGTGCTGGCGTTGAGTCGCTCCCCATATGTGAGACATATAACACTTCACCGATATCATCATCATAGACCTTCATTAAAAGCTCCTCCTCTTGGCCCCTCCTACTCTGACCTTCCGACTCTGAGCAGGTGAGCGGGGTGTGTAGTTGCGCTGATCAACTAGGGTGTCTGACCAGTTCCAAGTTATGCAATCATACCGTAAAGCATCTAAGGGGTCTTCTCTACCATCTTTCTTAGGTTGCTCTTTATTGTCCCATCCATAGCTCATGAGGGCTTTCCGGATGCTGTTCCCTATGGCGCGCTCGCCACGGTCCCAAACTTCACGAGTGATGAGATACTGACCACGGGCAAACGCTCGCTTGAGTCGCTGAATCCCATTGAGTACATCTGTTCTGATGGGGTCAGTGTTTGATCGCAGAGGTAGGCCGAGGCCATGAGGTGGGTTACCTCGCATCGCCCTGAATGCTGAGCGCCCCGTTTGATCATTGCGAGCGCGCCCCGCTTTGTCAGCGACTCCATTATCTAGCCAGATTCGATCACTCGGCGCTGAGCTCCTCAGCGAGCGTGGCCAAGCTATAGACAGGATAAGGTCAGCGAGCTCTTGAGTGGTGACCTCCTGAGGATTGATCTCAGCGCAGATCACATCAGCGCCGAGCTTGTCATCATGAGCGATGATCAACACTGATGGTTTTCTGAATCCCCAGTCAATGGCGATTCGACCCGACATCTCAGGCCGATACTTCCACCCATCGATGACATGCTTGGATTCGTCGAACTCGGAGTAAATGAGCCCTGATGGTGGCCGTGGTTTGTTCATCACCATAGCTTCACGCTCGGCTTGTGGAAGCAACTTGGTCGCTTCAAACCACTCTTCACTTAGGTTGGCTGAGTTAACATATGAGGTGTAAAGGAGAGGTTGACAATTGGCCTCTTCTGCGAGGTTGCACCACCACGCGCCACTCACCGGCAGGCCAACGAGGATCATGATAGGGCTTGGCCCTGCTCTCAATCGACCCATGGCTTTATGGGCCACCTCAGCGCTCAACGTCTGGCACTCGTCGATCAAGCAGATTCCTGAGGTCACGTTCAAACCCTCTAGTGGGTTGTGGGTCGCGTCCCTCGTTCCTGGTCGATAATACGAGCGACACCATACCGTCGAACCGTTGGGCGCTGTCCATTGTCTGAGAGTGTGGTTATAGGTCCAACCTAGTGGGCTTAGCCACTTCTCCATCTCAGGCATCAACACACTGTTATATCTCGGGTTAGTGTCAGTGACGAGCAATGAAGACGTGCCAGGTCTGAACCGACTCACGAAGAGCAGACTGAAGACGAGCGCTGAGGTCTTCCCTGATCCCCAACCACAACGAGCAGCAATCACCCTCTCTCTCTTGGCGATGCGAGAGATGATCCCATGTTGAAGCTCGTTAAGGGTCAGGCTAGTCACGAGCGCTCAGGCCATACTGAGTGACCTCCCACCGAGTCACACACCGCGTCTTGTCGCTGAAGATCTCAGTGACGATCACTTCAGCGCCCTCCTCGATATCACATATGTCATATCTTATAATGTCCCAACCATCCCCGCCATCCTCATGAGCGATCACCTCACACTCACCTTGTACCTGATAAGTGACCTGAGCGTGAGAGGGGTAAGCGGTCCATGCTCGCTTAAGTTTAACTCTAACCTTCTTCATCTGTGCTCTCCTCATATGGCTTTGATATTTGCCTGATCATCTCCATGACCATTTCATCGCCCTTGTTGGTCGACTCGTTGACATTGAGTTCAACTTCTCGGCGCTGGCCCCATCGATGAGGGAAGCGCCTTTCTAAAATCCAAGCAGCTGCTCGCCAATCTAGCTTGGCCTCACCTTGCATCTTGACGGTCTCCAATAGGACGGCCTCAGAGAAGTCGAGCGCCGCGTTGACCTCTGCGGTCCACTCTCCATCATCACCGCTCTCTTTGAGCCATCGATAGTAGGTGGCTGATGAGATACCAGACTGAGAGCAGGCCGCTTCGATGCTCATCCCTGTCCTAAGGTTGTCTAGTAGGGTCTCTCGCTGTTTGGGGGTCTTCCGTCTTCCTGGCATATCTTAAGGTCTCCTTGATGTGATCTCGTAAATCTACAGCCTTATTATACACCTCAAGGTCATCAGGATCAGTCAAGTCTAACTGCTCGGCTAGACGCTGAACAAGCAGACTGTCAAGCTTTCTCAAGATGTCTTCGCCTTCAATGTCTCGCGCGCGCGTTGTCTCTCCCATGATTCCCATTAATGGACCTCCACACTTGGTGAGTTCACGAGCTTTCTGAACTCATCATAATACTCATGAAGATTATAGTGAATCTGCCATGTTCCATGGAATACCGCATAGAGCAAAACTGGATCAGTTACGGTGAGACCAAGCTTAAGCCTGTCGCGGTCTCCGTTGAGGTGGGCTAGAGTTACGGGCATGAAGTCTTCAATAAAAGGAGAGACCAAGTATTTAAAACACTCAGCATCAGTCATGGGTAACTTAGCAGCGCCGCGTCGACTCACCCAATCTAGTGCAGATCTAATCAAGGCTTCGATTATTGGGGCTTCTCGGTTCACATAAACCACGTTCACATTATCACCGCGCCTGATACCTGTGTAGACAAATGGAAAGAGACCGCCCTTGTCAGATCGGGCGAGAGCCTCATAAGTTGGCCACACCTCATCACCAGGGCTTGTGAATAATACAGAAGCATCTTTAGGGCTAGGCCGGCGCTCTCTTCGATCTGCCGGTGATGAGTCTCCGTCTTTACCCTCTCTCTGACTCCTGTCTTTAGACTCTTGAGAGTCCTTTGACTCATTATCAGTTCTGACCTTTGCGCTTGATTCTCGACCCTCAAAGAGCTTATCCATCGCTGAACTCTGATCAGCCGACTCTTCACCAAGTGGATTAATAAAGAGATCACCATCAGCGGTAGCATTGCCAGCCTTCTCAACCTTAGGAGCCTTAAAGAACTTTCTAAACTGACTGATCTTCTTAGACTTCTTAACCTGTTCGAGCGTCTTTTGAACCTCCTCTTGGATAAGCTCACGCAGCTCGTTCGGCATGTTGCTAATGTACCAATCTTGGATCTCTCTTAATGGCACATCAATCTTCCCGCTGTCGATATTCTCACGAGGATCAGACCAAAGAAGCTCTTGACGGGTTGAGTTAGGGAAGCAACCAATCGCAGTATCTGCATCATATTGTGGAGGCTCAACGATGATGATGACTCGATTGAAGACCTTAGGGTAATAAAGACCCCAGCGCTTAGCCGCTGTCTGAGCTCGACTCCTGCCAGCGCCGCTTGGGTCGTGTACATAGTTAAAAAGCTCATCCTTATATCTTACTGCTGACATGAAAGACCTTAAGGAGTTGATAGGTTGCCTCTTATCAGGACCACGATCTGCAGGCTTGATCCAAGTTGTGATCTTGAAGTCTTTAAATAACTTCGTATAACTTGGATATTTAAGACCAGAGACTGTCTGTAATTTTATCCACTCCACACCGATAGAATTTCTTTTTCTGGTGCTAGGGACCATCATTCTTATAGGCGCTGTGTATAGCTTACTGCACATAAAAGAACTAATCTTGAATCCACGCGAATCAAATGTCACATCATCAGCAGACTCACCCATCATGGTGACAATGGTGTTAGCCCTGCAATCTTTGAAGATCCTCATCCAATCTACACCGCAGATGGTGAAGCTGTTGTAACCGAACTCGTTACGAATCCACTCAAAGTCAATAGAGTAGAGCTCATCACCATACTGAGCGGTGAAGTCTTCAAAGTGATCTGGTGTGTAGCAGAAGTCGCGGCGCATCTCATCAGAGATAAGCATCTTCGCGCCTGAAACACCATCTTTCTGATGAAGCCATATCATACCGCCGTGCCGTTTGGTTTCAGTCTTTGACGCAATCACCAGGCCATAAGGATTGGGAGTCAGCGCCGAGTCTTTAAGCCCTACCCCGAAGTTGCCATGAAAGCCGTCTGTACTCTTGCTTGAAGAGTTACGCCCATTGATGAGGCGAAGTAGATCTTCAGGATTCATACCATGCCCATCATCACAGAAGGCCATCTTGATGTTGTTGACTGGCCTGATGTATGCGGCGGTCGCGCCTGCCTCGACTGCGTTGTAGTACATCTCTCGGAGGTACTGCATAGGGTGCATCTCTCGATAAGCGCGAGCGAGTGAGGCGGTAGGGTTGTTGTCAACCATTGATCGTGTGTACTGATGTACTGACATATTCATCTCTCTTTCCCCATAAGGGGCGCATTAATAAAAGGGGCTTACTTATTATGAAAGCCGTTGCCCCATGGTGAGGGGCTGAAGGGTTGTTGATTGTAGGGTGGTTCAGGTGGCAGGAGCTGGTCAGGCTCTCGGTCGAGCGCTCTCCATGTAGTGGCTCTCACCTCCCATAGAGTGT